GGCAGTTGATGTAGTACGGATTGGCGTCAAAACGGGAAATGCTCACCATGGCCTCGCTCTGTGCATCCTTGAGGATACGGTCTCTGGTACGCCGGTCTCCCAGCTTGGCTACGAACTTCCGGTACTCCTTATCAGATCCGTCATCCTCCGGTATCTCATTGCAGTAGAGCTGCATAAGGCGGGTGAACTCTTTGAGCCGTTCACCAGCAATCAGAGAGCCGGTATCTTTGACCCAGACCGCACCATCGTAGCTGTACCATTGCTTGGCCTCCGGGCAGTAGACCGTATTAGGGGCATAGCACTTAGCGAAGAGGTCAGCCATACCGATCTCATCCCAGCGATAATCCGGGTTGCGGTGAGGCTTCTCACTCATGATGGTGGAAAAGACACGGGATTGGTCAGGGTCTAACAGGTACTGTCCGTTTCTCAGCTGAAAAAGATTGGATTTTTCCAGTTCAGTTTCCATGATTACCTCCGATTTCTGCGGCGGCTGGCTTTCTTCATCTTGGTTGCCGCCTTTTTCTTGGCCACTTTATCCTTCGGCTCCCGCTCCCTGGAAGAGGGCCTGATCTTGCTGGAACGGGTATAGTTCAAACTATCGCTGATGTCACGCAGTAAGCCCACGTCAGTATAGGGACCATCGATCCACATACTTACCTCCTATACCTTGTAACGCTGTTGACTATGCTTTGGACCTCTCGCTCCGGTAAAGGAGGATTACAAGCCCGTTGGTTGGCATAGATCAATTCTCTGTAGATGTCTGCCTTACTGTACCCGATATTATGGAGCTGTCCCGCAAGGGAAGTCAGGGAAATGTTCCGGGAACCATCCATGATTGGTGGGTATTCAGGCCGCAGGAAAATCTTGCCGTCATGCGGAGCAGGGAAGACGGGGGAGTAAATGCGGTATACAGAGCGGTCCACTACAGGTCCGGCAGGGACCTCCGGGAAGTAGGTCTTGACGATATAATCAATAGCCTCCTGGTTATCAATGATAGTGGGATATACCAGCACATCCCCGGTCATGATAAAATAGCGTCCGCTCTGGTAAATCTCCACGCCATTGCGGTTGTTCCTTCCCTGGAAGGGCAGCTTGCCACGGACCAATACATGGATGCCACGGCCACTCCGGCTCTTTTCCGTGTAGGAACAGCAATGTTTCATGACATCCACGCTTAGAGCAGAGAGGAAACCATCCGGTTCAAAGCCTTTGTCGATGTCGATACCTACAATGCCGTTATCATTGAAGACAAACCCCAGGTGGTCATAATAGCCATGCTGGACCATCTTCTCTGCCGTCTGATAATCAGACCAGGTTGTCGGATCAGAAGATGAGGCGGCTGCTCTTTTCTTAGCTTGCATGGGTACTTTGGAACCGTTCCAGACACAGACCCATTGATCCAGGGTCAACAGCTCCGGCGGGAGATTTTTATACCGCATGGGACTCACTCCTTCCCAGAGACCTTCTTGCTGGTCCGCTTAGGCTGAGGGGCCTCCGGGAAGAACCACAGTCCATCTACACAAAGGGGATAGCCCTTGTGGTCCGTAGTGATTTCCGATTTATGGGAGGCAATGAACTTTTCTGCTGCCTCCAGAGGCATGGACCCTTTCACCATATCCCTACCAGCACGGTAGAGATAGCTGACCATGCCGTTGTCTGATACCAGCTTCATATCTCACAATCCTTTCTCCTTATTCCATTGAGCCACATCCACCCCAATGCGCTTGAGCTGTTCAGCGCAGAGCCACGCTTCATCAGACTCATCCATCTCATAGTGCTGGGCTAACTGTCGGTGCATTTCCTCAAAGGCGTCATAAAAACGCCGGAGACGCTTGTAGCCAAACCCAAACTGCACATGGAGCTGCCACAGAATGGTGGCGTCAATGTCGTTGGTGTACTGTCTGTCGATTTCAACCAACTGCCGTTTGATCTCAATGTCCATGGCTTTCTTCTCTGCCGCTGTCAGTTCAGCGCCATAGATATTGCGTCCGGCTTTCTTGACTCTCATGCGTTTGCCTGGATGTCATCAAAGATGATAGGAATACGGGCCTTGAAATCCTCCAGCAGCGGAATAGCCACCTCTCTCATCTGAGGGTGTGCGGCTTTAGCGGTCCGCAGCTTGAGGAAATGACGCCACTCTCTCAGATTGGCAGTCATGACCAGCTCCGTCTTGAGACTGTTTGGCAGAACAGCTCTTGCCTCCTGGGGAGTACAGCCGAAGTCAAGAAGGTCAAAATAGGCCGTCTCTGCCGCTTGACAGGCTCTTTTCCACATGAGCCAAGCGGGGGTGTTCTCATCCAGGAAGAAGGGCTTGATGACGGTGATCTCGTTATCAAACTTATCCTGAGAATAGTTGCAGTACCTGGTGGACTCCTGGCAATAGGAGGCCATGCGGTGACGGACGATCTCATGGGATACCCCACGGTCACAGACGAACTTGACGGTAACATCGAAATGCTCCAGGACCGCCTCATGACCACGGCGAACGATACCGGCAACAAACTTCTCAGAGCTGTCCTCATTGATCTTGTCCTCAGACTTATAGCAGATACGGCCACAGCTCTCAATGTGCTTGAGGATGGCCTGACCGTCTACAGGAGTGAGGAACTGGTGATAGGGTTCGATGATTTTCATAGACAGAACTCCTTTCAGATACCGGCCACATGGCTGGCCAACATATCGGCGGTATGTGTCCACAACACGTTTGGATATTTATTCACAGCCCGTGTATAGTCCTGCCACTCTTCCTTTGAGACGAACGCTCCCATGTGATACCGGATGCACAGCACCTCTTCCTCAGTCAGCTCATAGAATTGCGAAAGTAGCATGACAGATTTCTCTCCGTGACCTTTCAGCAGAGTATGGGGATTGTACTCCCATGCCATGGTATCGTAGATAGGCGTACCGTCTTCCAGCATCCCGGTAGCAGGGTGACGGTACTGGTCGATCTTGCAAAGGTCGTGGAACATACCGATGATGTACGGAGAACGGGGATTATCCCAGGACAGAGCATTGTCTTTTGTCAGCTGTTTCAGGAAATTCATAACAGCGTAGGAGTGCTGATAGAGACCGCCCTCATAGTTTCCGTGGTACTTGGTGGATGCCGGAGCTGTGAAAAACCCATTGCTTACCAGCCAATCGATCAAGTTCACAGATACCAGAGGTGTTCCGTTCGGGAGCTTCATCTGCTCCAGAAAATCAGTCATCTCAGACTTGGAGAAACAATCAGCCATTTTCGTACTCCTTTCGGTGGATACTCTTCTCAGCCTCAAATCCGTCAGGATAACGGGCCTTGAGCTTGGCCACATTGGCGAAGAAGATGTCATCAAGGTTCTTACCGATAGCAGCTGCGGTGATGGCCAGATACCAGGCCACGTCACCCAGCTCTTCGGCAATATGCTCTTTGTCCAGCTCATGCCCCTGGAAGGTAGCCTTTTTGATGATGTCTGCCACTTCGCCGGACTCACCACACAGCCCCAGAGCGCCGTTGATAATCATGCCGTGGTGGTCATAGTTCATGCCGCTGGCCGTGCGAAGGGCAGCTCCCTGGTACTCATTTCCGGTCATAATCGGCCACCTCCATCTCCAGCACAGTCATGATTGCGTAATTGGCAAGGTCAATCAGCGTGTCACGGATAGACTCGTCATTGACCTTCTGCTCTCCGCCACGGGAGAGGGTCTTGAAGCGGCTGAACTTATCGCCCAGCCTGATCCGGGCCATAGCCATGCCCTCTTCCACAAAAGTCTGATGGAAACTGTCCCCATAGTCATGGTTCTTGCGCTCATAGAGCTTGTTGATCTCTTCACAGATGTATCGGTGAAGCTCAACCTTGTTGATCTGCTTCTTCTGTTCGTCAAACATTCTCTTAACCTCTTTTCTGATTGATGACGCAAGAAAAGCGTAAGGGAGGCCGCTGGACGGCCCCAGGGCCTCCCAAAGCATTTACCCCAGCAACTTACTCAGGTCAACCTTGCCGCCCTTCTTAGGGGCCTCAGAGGCCGCAGGAGAAGGTTTCTTTGCGGCAACGGTCTTCTCAAAACCGTCAGCGGGTTCCTTGTCACCCAAACGGGCAAACTTGACATAGGTTCCCGGCTTCTTATTGGACTCCACTTCCTCATGCTCAACAATGGTCTTGAAGTAGTGACCGATGATGTCCTTGTGGTCGATCTCCGTCAGAGAAGAGTCATTCAGCGCACAACGGGCCAAGTAGGAAAAAGCGGAGATAGCGCCGTCATTGGAAGAACCGTCCTGTTTCAGGAAGGAGAAACGTTCGGTGTGCTTGGTCCCGTTGACGTTCTCCATGATGACTTCCATCTTACCGAACTCTTCCTTGTACTTGACATCTACGATTTTGAGTACCTGGGGACCCTCCGGCAGCAGAGAAAAGCCGCCCTCAGAAAGTGCAATTTTTGCCATGATTATTTACCTCCTATTTTTATCAGACCTGGCCAACGTAGTCGGCAACAGGGAAGATGAGACCCAAAAGCTGGATGTTGTTGCTGGAGTAATACCGCTTGATAACCAGAGCAACAGGCGCATACTCTTCCTCAGAGTCATCGTAGCGAACGATCATCTCCACGGTATCACCCTTCTCAATGAGGGTATAGTCATCGTTGGTGATAGGGAGCTTGACGCCGTTCTCATCAGCATAGACCCGGATGCAATCCTTGATGACGGAGTTGCCGTCAGGCATAACGGCCTTGGCCAGATAGCAGGGGTCACTCATGTCCGCCATGTTGACGATTTTGGAAATGCCCTCCGGCATATCCGTAATGGAGCTGGCCAGAACACCGCTCATGTTGGAAGGGATGGCCATGATGACGCTGGGAGAGGCCAGGAAGGTGGAGCCGCCATATTCCTGGATCACACCGTCACCACCAAGGGACTTCAAAAACTTCGTGAACTTCATTTACTTTTCCTCCTTTTCTTTCACCCGCAGGGTGTAGGTCGTTTTGGGGATGGCGTACTTTTCATATAGACCATCCTTTTTCAGGGCCGCTTCGTCCAGCTTCATGCCGTCAGAGCGGGAGAAAACGAAAGAATATCTGTTGCCGCCAAGGTCTACGGATTTGTCTTCATCCCGGAACTGCTCCTGAGCGTATTTCTTGAGCATATCCGTTACGGTCTTGTACCGCTTTTCGGCCTCAGCCGTTTCAGCAGCGTGGGTGTCCAGCTTCTTTTTCAAGTCCTCTGCCTCCAGCAACAGAGCCGCAACATCCGTCTCAGGAGAGAGGTTGTTGGTCCGCAGAGCCTTGAGGATTTCAGCATCCTTCTTCTCATCGAACTCCGGGGAAATACCGGACTCTACATGGTCCTTCCACCATTTGAGAGCCGGTTTGATGTACTTCTTCTCAAAGTCAGGATACCGTTCAGAGAGCTTGAAGGGCCGGGTAATGGTGTTATTACTGTCGCAGACGAACTTATCAGGATCGTCATAGTCGTTGGGAGACAGGAAAGAGGCTACCATGATGACCTTATCCACACCCAGCAGATAGGCATAGAGGGCTGCCTGGAGAGCGTAGTATTCAGGAATGTCATCCTGCCAGTCTTCCACACGCTGAGAAGTCTTCATCTCCAGCACCGTGGTAGGACGATTTTCCTTGTCCACCAGCAGATAGTCCCACATTCCGCCAAACACAGGTTCCTTAGAGAAGAAATCGCCATAGGTCTTCTTGAAATACCCCTCACCATAGACATCCGTGGGAGTGATGAGGTTACTCATGAAGTAGGCTGTCCGCATATACTCAGCCTGTTTAGGTTCAATAGCCTTACCAGCTCTGGTATACTTGGTTTCCTCAAACGGAGTCTCATAGGTCCTGGTGCAAGCACACCAGATTTCAAAGGGAGTAGACCAGCGGTTGAGACCCAAAACAGAGGCAAACCTTGTGCCGGTCAGCTTCTTAGGACGCTTAGGAGGGACCACCTGAATGGTTCCATTGTCATTCCATTTCATGCTTACGCCTCCTGGCTGGGATAGGCCGAAATCATATCAGCCACGTTTTCAATGAGAGCGTCACAGGCGGTAGCCTTGATGTCCGCAAAAGAGTTCGTGCGAACAGCAATTTCCTGAACAAAAGACTCATTCTCAGGGTCCAGCTCCAGCAACCGCTTCAACAGGGCCTTGAGGGAGTCAACCTGATCCTCGCTGGCCTGAGCCTCAGAGTCGGTCAACTCTTCCTTGATCTTCTCCCTGTCAGAGGTAGAGACAGGAACCGCAGAGCGCTTAGGAGCGGGAGTAGAGGGTTCATCCTCACTATCAGGAGCTTTCTGGTTGTCGATAGCATCCGTCTCAACCAGG